GTCCTGCGTGATGCTCAGGGGAGTAACAGGCGGCGCGGAAGGCAGTCCGGGAATGCCCATCGGGAACACCGGACTGTACTGCCATGGCTGAATCGAGCCCTCGATAATAAGTGAGGACAAGTACACAGGCGGGATACTCGCGCCGGGAACGGAAATGTCGTACTGCCGCCCGCCCTTGAAGTGCTCGGTGACATGGTAGGTAAGCGGCTCACCGCTATCAGTAACTACATTCGGGTTATCGGTGGCATAGAGTTTCGCCTGAAGCAGGCCCCTGAAGATGAAAATCTTCCCGCTGCCCTCCAGGCTGAATGCCCACGGGCTGACGCCCGCGTTAGTCTGCGGGTAAGTGTCCGTCCCGGCCAGGCGCTGGGTAATCCGGTAGGGCACGCCGTTCTCGGTAATGGTGAAATTGTCACTCGGCCAGAAGGTAAGATAACCGCCCCCCGGATCAGAATCCGGGTCGAAGTAAAACTGGGTGACGAGTACGAAAAGCTGGTCAGAGGGGAACGCCGTGGACAGCAACGGGTTCGGCGGAGCGGGGATATTAGCCGTCAGCTCGTTCTGCGCGGTCCATCCGACGACATACCAGGGCGGAAGTATAGGCCCGGACTCGTCGTCAACATCCCCGAAGAACTCGGCTGGGTCAGTACTCATAAACCCTATTCTACGGGCTGGCGCTCATCCACTAGCTGCCGCATCCTCTTGGGCGAGCCCTTACACAGGTTGTACCGCCCGGCAAGTGAGTCATTCAGCCCTGCCTTATCCTGCCCTTCCCACTTGCGGGTGTGCCAGGCGCTGCCGATATTCGGGTGCCACAAGTGCAGCACCTCGTTGTCCGTGGTCTTATGCCGTGCGTACAAGGTGTCCAGCGCCTGCATAAAGGCCACATCCTCGCCGCCCCAGCCATGAAAGCGCTCATCCATTCCGCCAACCAGCTCGAACGCCTCGCGCGGCATGATCTGGATCAGCGCGCCGAACCAGTGCCCGAAAGAGCTGGAGTCAATGTTCTCTATCTCCCAGGGAGCCGGGGGATCGCTGAAGCGGAAAGGCTCCCCCGGATCAGACTTCAGCACCAGCCGTGATGCCTCGTCGGTCAGACGGTAGAAATGACGGTAGGGAATGAGCCACAAACGATGTCCGCGCTTACGGGCCATGCGAATGGCCTTAGCGGCAGCGATGATCGGCTCCGGGCGCATATAGCAGTCGGCGTCAATGATGACGTAGATATCGCCGCTCGCCTTACTCGCCGCGTTATTGACTGCCGTTGTCTTAGAGAACGGGACGGAAAAATCCGTCCCCGTCCTGATCTCCGCTTCGGGCAGCATCTGCGCCCAGTAACGGACCAGCCACCGGAAGATCTCAGTCCGCCGGGCACCATCGGACTTGAAGGGCACCAGCAAGGTGATGCCCCTGCCCTTGTCTTCTCCCCGGGGCCTGTAATGACGGAGCACCCAGGTGTAAAACAATGCCAGCAATACCGCGATGATGATGCTGATTACGATAATCATTGGTGCCTCATTTCAGATCCGAATGCCTGGTAGGCATCGAAAATGTCATGCTGGCGGTCCTCGATGCGGAACCTGCTGGCCTCCACCAGCTTACCATTCTCAAACGGCGTTTGAATCGAGCGGCTGTAATCAAGGAACTTAAAGACACCCTCGCGTGCCAGGGACGGGGAGTACTCAAACCGCCGGGGGATACCGTAAGCATCAGCCACGACCATCCCGTGCAGGGAACTCGTCACGATCTTGCGGCACATGCCGATCCTCTGCACCACTTCCAGCGGCGGCCACTCCGGGCGGATCAGCATGGTGCTCCACTTAGGCGAGCGGAACTGAGGATCGTGTTCCAGGGAATGATCTGACCAGTGCGGAAGGATGCCCAGATCGTAAAGCTTCTCGGGGAGCGGGATCAGCTCGGGAGCCAGCAGGCCAGGGTCGCCTATCGCATAGTCTCCCGGCGGGGACTGGGCGGCCGACAACGGGCCGCGCAGCGCCAGGATGTTGGCGGTTTTAGTGTGCAGGTGCAGCCTGGATGACTCATACAGCTTGCCGCTGCCCAGAACATACCCGTCCCAGAGAGGCGGGATGTGGTCAAGCAGAGAGCCGATCGAAACTACACTAGCGCGGGAAACCGTATCCCATGTGGTCTCCACGTCAGCGAAACGCTTCAGCAGGAACGGCGCGAGCGCGTCACCGAAATTAGGAACCTCGCACCACCAGTACGCCTTAATCTTCAGCTGTCGCATCAGCCTCTCCTTGCCATCAGGAAGTTGTCGTAAACTACGGTTTCCTGCGCTTCGTCTTCATCCTCTTTGGTAAGAATACACGCCATCGCCAGCGAGTCCGGGTAATCATCGTGCGCGTGAACCTGATCCGGGGCCTCGCACTTCATATTCGGACCCTTGAAATCCAGCTCCAGGTCTTCCATCTCCTGGCGGAAGCGCTTTACCACCCGCCGGTTTCTTATCTTAGCCCCGTACGGCCATGAGATTTTCGTCCGGTCCATTAGCTGCCGCAGGTACTTCCACCGCTTCGACTGCTCGGCCGGGGAGTCAGACATCGGCACGAATTCAATATGAGGCATCAGGTTACGCAGCCGGTCGATAACAACGTCTCCGACTCCGCCACCGTCTACCCCGACCTTATAGATGTTGTATTTACCGAGGAACTCGAAAATTGCGTAATACTGCTCCTCCCACTTCATGCCCTCCAGATCCAGCCAGTTAAGGATCCGGTGCGGGTAGTACCCGGCCGCGTCAGGGCGCGACCAGTCCACCAGGACCACGGTGACCACAGTACGGTCCTGGATGCGCGCGCAGTCGATCCCTGCGACCACGGGGCTCGCGGTGTAGGACGGGACAAGCATCTGCTGCGATCGGTCCCCCAGCTCGTCCAGGCGGGCGCTGGTAGTGAACATGCCCTTGTCGATCAGCCACTTAATCTCATATGAAAGCTGGAACTCATCAGAGTCCTCGCCCATGTCGAGCATCGCATCCTGAACGGACAGGGCGTATTCAGCGGAGTACTTCGCCACCTCCCGCCACGGAACCTCAAAATGATTCTGGCGGTGCCGTCCCCGGGAAAGGGTAATCCGCTTATTATCCTGGATCTGCTTGTAGAAGAAGTTCTTGGTGTATGTCGGCGTCCCGGAGTAAATGCAGGTGGCCCGGGTGGAAGTGCCCATCGGCAGTACGCTCTTGCGCACCGTCGCGTCGTCGCCACCCTGAGCCTCGTCAATAACAATGACGTGGAAGGTGTCGCCCTCGATAATAGCCCGAGGATGGCAGGTAATTTTCCTCGCCCGGGACTTGCAGTTCGCCAGGGTGATCTCAGCTCCCCGGCCGATAACGCGCTCATTTATCTCCGGGTCGCTCATGATCTCCTTCGCCCGCTCGGAAGTAAGGCGGGCGACGATTCGGCTGTAAAGGATGCCGGACTGCCGGTCCACCGGGGCGAAGGCCCCGACCCACAGCCCGTGTTTGTACTTACCCAGGTACTTCGGGTACATCTTTGCCAGGCGCGGGAACATCAGCATCGCGGTGGCCAGCGCGTCGGACACGGCCTCTGTCTTCCCGGACTGCCGGGAGAACAGCGCGGTGATGCGGGCACCATCCCCGATAATCAGGGACTCGAATATCCGGCGGGAAAAAGGAGTCTGGTATGGCCTCAGGGGCAGCCCTGAAAGCTCGTCATTGATAACCATGAGCTTGGCTACCAGTGCATCAACAAAGCCCTGTTCATCCTCATTAAGGACTACCTCTGTCGCGCGGCGCGCATCCTGCTCCGCCTGCGTGCCCTCTAGGAATTCCTCAATAGTAATTGTGTCAGACATACCTGTAGCCCCAAATAGTTTCCTATTCTAAGGCTACAAGTTGTTACTGCGGGAAGTTAGTGGCCCTCCACCCGAAGCGTAATCGCGTTGGACGCACGCGGGACCACCAGAAGCCGCCCGCAGTTAGGGTCACCGGCCATCGTTCAATCCTTCCGGTTTGTTGCGGTAGCGGTGCGGCCGGGAACGTCTCCCGGATTCTCATTTTGGGTCTAGGCCCGGGTCATGGTGAGGCGGGAACGTGCCGTTCCCGGTGTGGAATTCGTACGCTCCCCCGACCGCGTGCGTGGCCGCGCCGATCTCATGCGCCGCCCTCTTCGACTGCGTGATCACGACAGGGTCGATGTCGATCGACTTCTCGTCATCGTCATGAAATACGCCCAGGTGATGGCTGCCGTGCGCGAGCTGGGCATACCGGATCCTGGCCTGGTCCATAGCTGCCCCTAGCTGCTCGCGAGAGGCATTCTCAGGCAGCCGGATCTGCTCCTGGCCAGGACGCCTGGACGTCAGCGCGAAGCCCTTAGAAGGGCTCACAGGCTTGCCGGTGCGCGGACTGTAGGTAGCTCCCCCCCATGGCTCCTGGCTGACACGGTGCGCATGGTCCTTGATGTCCTGCCAGTGAGAGTCCAATCCCTTCGTCCCTCCCGCGCCTGCTGCCATCCGGTCAAGCCGCTGCTGGCCGCTGGCGGCCATGCGCTGGAACTCCTCGTGCGTCACCGGGCGGCTGTCGCCGCGAGCCTCATCGGCAGTGATCGGGTTGAAGTCAGTCATTTTACTTCCTCGTAAATCTTATGGTCCCCGGCAAAGCAGGCGCACACCATGTCACGGCCCTGCGGCTTGCCCTTGGCGTCTTTATCAGGTCGTCCGTTCCTGATTATCTCAGGGCAGAACTTATGCCTGTTCCTGCTCGGCACCCGGCAGAACTCGCAGGCAAACTTACCTACGCTATTCTTCGGCTCGCCCGAAGTTATCTGCGGTTTAACCGGAGCCCGCGTGACTTTACGGACCACTGTTAACCGACTCTCGCGAAGGTGGCGGGGGGAGACGGGGCTTCGTGGCCTTCCGGTAGTAGTAGTACGTGATCGCCAGGCCGCCGAAGAAGAACCAGGGTCCGGAGAAAAGACCTATCGCGATAGAGATAAAGATTCCCAGAAAAAGTATTTCGCTGGTCTTCGACATGTTATTCCGCCCTTCCGTTGAGCGTGCACCACAGATGACGATCCTTCGGCCCGGGGTCGAACAGCATGACATGGAACTCCGGGCCGGACGGACCCTCCGACACGACATTCTTGATGATGAAGCCGTGGTCGTTACGGGCCTGCACCGGCAGCATTCCCATGCTGCGCAGCGCACTGCGGTGCGTGGCGCGCTCAGTCCGGGCGTTCAGCCACGCAACTGTGTAATTCTTCATGAGAGCCTCCCTGGGCCGTTCGGCCACGGATCGTCATCGTGTATCGGCGGATACCATACGGTGCCTCCGCCGGGCTGCTGAACCTGTGCCTGCTGCGCTCCCCGGAACATGCTCACAAGGAACATGATCAGCAGCGGGAGAAGCGCAATGCCCGCCGACCGCACCATGATCTGCTGGCTCTGCCTGCGGTCCTGCTCTATCTGCCCGAGGAAGCCATCCAGCCGGGCGAAGTCATCAGCGTTCATGCCCTGATCCTCTCACAGACCCGGATGGAGTGCAACCCCGGTACGAGGGTCAATGTTGCTCGCGCCGGGGCTGCACGTTCGTGGCGGCAGCCTACTTGCTGCCGTTGAGCTTCCGCTCGGCGGGACCGGCGTTCGCCAGCAGGCGTACCCGCTGCTTGCCGGTGACCTGGTAGACGTGCACCTTGACCGGCCTGCCGTACTTGATCTTGTAGGCCAGGTTCCCGGCCTCTGCTCCGCCCGTGGTGATCTCTGCCGCCCCGTAGTTCTCCAGGCGCTGCCGGTTACTCGTCTTGGCTCTCGGCTTGACGGTGCTCATCGTGCCCTCCCAGTGAGTTTGATCTTGCCGGGATGAACCCGCTCAGTGAAGCGCGGGCTGCTGAGCGTTCCCCACCTTACCAGACCGTCCGAGGTCTGCGGACTCGCCGTGCTTGCGACCGGCGAGGAAGTGATCGCTGTGCACCCGGCGCGCCGGCGTGGTGCGGACGCTCGGGAACAGTTCCTTCTGCTTCGCCAGCACCTGCTCCTCGCGGCTGAGGAGCACCAGGGCAGTCCCGGGGGACGACACCTCGGCCTCGGCCTCAACCGCCTCCTGCGTGGCCCTGAACTGCCGGGTGACGCCATGCGTGAACCCCGTGAAGTAGCTGCACCGGGCGCTCTTGGTGGTCTGGTACGCGTCCCCCCGGACGTGCACCAGGCGGCCGGACACCTGAAGGTACAGGCTGGTGAACAACAGCTCGCAGATCTCGATGTCCTGGCTGAAGCCGACAATGGTGACGGAGAAGATCTTGACCAGCTTGTCCTTCTGGGTCAGCTCATCCCAGTCCCATGCCTTGCGAGAGGACCAGATTGCCTTGCAGCGATTGTACTTCGTGATGGCCGTCCAGAGCGAAATCTGGTCCTTGCCGTACGGGCCGGACAGGTCGCGCTCCACGCTGGTGGCCATCTGCTTGGTCTCTGACTTCTCGGCCAGCAGCGCGGCGTCGATGCCGTA